GACGACATAGAAGCCTGAAGTTAATGCAGACTCATGTACCTTACCGAAGGTTGAGCCTACCTTTTCCTTACCTACACCAACGATGGTCCAAGAGTTAAGGGCGATTACTAAGGCAATAAAGCCTACTGATACAGTGCTGATTAGAGTTACTGGTTTCATTATAATGGTGTCCGTTCTGTACGTGAGTTAGGTAATGTATGGAGGGCAGTACCAATGGTTTCAAAGGTACTTATCCAGTGGTTTTTTAGTGCTGTGCTGTAAGGGCCTTCAATCTCTCTTGAAATTAACGAATCTGACGCTATTACTAAGGCCTGTAATTCCTCTTCAGATTCAATAGTGAATTGGATAGTTACAGGTATAAACCCAGCAGGTTGTGTTACAAGACATGCTTTCATACATACTCCCTACTGGTTAGTGACAAGGAAAGGCAAAAGAATGCCTAGTGTCGTGTGCTGCGCTGTGTACTGAGTCCATGCTTAAGAACGCTACCCCATAGAGCACTAAGACTCCAAGGATAGCTGCTTGTAGGACTACGGGAACTGTAAGAAGCTTAACGTCTGCTCTAATTATCGTAGTGCTTAGGTTGCTCATGTTTCTTCCTCTTCCAACATTTCTAAAGCGTCGTCATAACCACACCAATTATCCACACCACACGCGTTTAAGCACCCCAAGAATGCACTGTCATTACGTAGTTTCTTCAACACGCTCTGCTCTATTTCTACCGTTGTGTCGTTCATGAGAAGAACTCCTTCAATTCTAGTTACCTTCATACACCATACTCCTCGCCATCTAACTCTGATTCAGCTAGGTACGCATCATGGATCTCCACAGCCTGATCCCATCCAGTATGGTGGTTTACACCACAGGTCTCAAGGATCTCAAGGAACTCACTATCCCGTTGGATAGCCTTGAAGTATGCTTCGTCTACGGATATCATTTTAGTATTCATTGTAAATCCTTAAAGTAGTTACTATTGCCAGAATGGCTGGTAGTGCTAGTGCTAATACTAAGGTGAAGCCCTTAAGGAACTCTAAGATATTACCCTTCACCCCTACATTCCTTGCATATGACAGGTTTAATTACGTCTGCACCCCTGTCGCACTCAGTGCATTTAGTCTTAGACCCAAAGATCCTATCGTACTCACTGCGGTACTTCTCAGTGTTACTCTTTGATACAAGAGCATCACCTGTTATGTCATTATAACTTGTCATCTATTACTACCTCACCTTCAATATCCTTAATTGTACTTAAGACTGGAGTGTTGATGATTGCTAGCTGTTGTGCTAACTCTTCATCGGTCAAGTCTTCTAAGTTAATGTTGGTGTTGATATTCTCTGTACGTTGAAGCTTAGGCTGTTGGTACTCAGCAATAGTAGCTGCAAGCTTTGAGGCTTCTGCAGGGTCACCATCTTGAATAGCACGTAGCATCATAATCTGCATCACAGTAAGCCCCGTAGGCATATCTGTAAGCACACCATCTGATAGGTACTTGAGGATCTCAACCGTTTCCTTCATCTTCTCACGAGCTTCTCTGTTAGCCTTGCGCTTGATAACACTCTTAGCTCCCATCATCTGCATATGTTCCTTATCCCACTTAGGTTTAAGGTTTGCAAGGGATGACTCTGTTATGGCAATCTTTGGTTTCTTTGTAAGGTTTTCAGGCTTCACAATTCCTTCCACGTACTTAACGTGTTCTTTCATGTATAGGTTACTCCTAGTTATTAAGGTTCTATAAGGTACTTAAAAGATCTAGAGAGTAACCTAGAGGTCAAGGCTCTACTGAAACCACAACCAAGTCCCGTGGGCCACAGCGATAGGTGCTACAATAGCTCCTGCGATGAGGAAACCCCAAGTACCAGCAACAAAGCATGTGATTACGTGTGTAATCCATGAGAGAATCAACCAGAGCACTAGGGAGGTTGCTAATAGGGTTTTCATAGGAATACCTTAATAGTCAATAGTACAAGCCATGAGCATACAAAGATGCTTCCAAGTATCATAACTGATTCCATAGCTGGTAAAGACTTAGCCTCGACCTTAGGGACTACCTTAGGCGCTGCCTTTACCTTAACTTTAGTCTCGGATTTAGCTGTCACAGTTGGCTTAGTCTCTACTGCTAATTGAAGTTGAGGTTTAGTCTTCACAGTGACTTTAGCTTCGTTGATAGAAGCCATTCTACGGTTACTTAGGTGCACACTCACAGCCGCTGGAGTACGTCCAATGTCTCGTGCAATCTCTTCATTTGAAACACCTGTAAGTGTAGATCTCCAAGCATAGTTGCTATCCTTCAAAGACCATGTTTTACGCTTATTGTTCATTGTGTTTTCCATCATACTACCTCAATCATTTTAATTACTTTAGCCATCTTCTTCCCATGTGCCGGGTAAGCTATGACCTTGACGTTTTTATCCCAACATGCCCTGCAATCCCCGCATTTACCATCACGAGTGTATGCACCACACATTGTAGATCCTTTTGGTAACCCATCGCTGTATATAGTAGACGTATTGGGTCCTTCTATTATCCCACCAGTTACCGAGTCTGAGGATAGTCTTACAACTGCGTTAGTCAGTTCAGCTATCTCAGTTAATACTTTGGTGAACTTAGGGAACTTATGCTGCCTTGTTGGGAACCAATGCTTAGTCAGAGGTGTTCTCATGATGACTTGCTTGATCTTCTTAGCTAATCTAAGGTCATAACAATCACCTGAATCGAACCATCTGAACAGTTCATCGTCCCTAAGAGCCGAGACCATGTCGTCTTCCCATCCCTTACGCTTCCAATCCTGCTTATTATGTACCCTTGGAGCCTTAACATTAGGCATATGGTACATCCCAGTCGTTGCATAGCAGCCCTTACAGGCATCCACCAGTTCAACTACACCGTTTAACTTACTTTTGATACTTCCGGGGCAGGTATCTATGGCCTCCGTTGACCATGACTTACATTTCCGTGGCATCTTGCTTGTTTTAGAGAGTTTTATCATAAGATTTATACTTCTTTATGTTACTTTCTGTCCATTATATTCAGAAGGAAGGATATAATCATCAGTGCTGGTAGTAGAAATACCATTTGAGCCTGTCTCAATGGTTCCTTTTAGGTTCTTGTTGGTACATTCCCTGTCACTTGACTTGAAAGAATAAAGGGGACCCTTGCGGATCCCCAGATATCTACTTAGAAGTCATCATGTGTTGCTACATCATCATCACCTTCAATGTCGAAGTCAACTGATCCGGTGTATTCAATCAAGTTAGTGATCTGGATTGCAGATAAACTTGTTGAGATACCCTGACGACCAGCTACATCGTACTCATTACGGTAAACTTTAACGTTACCTGTTGAGCCATTGCCGATATTGTTGAAGACTTCGATAACCTTCTTCTTAGCATCCACCAAGGATACTGGGAAGTTAGCGGTACCATCGTGCTTCAATGCCTTACGCTTGATGTTGACAGCTACGTTGCCGTTGTCTAGTGTACGTAGCTTACCCATCTCTGAGATCTCATCAGCTCGGTCTGCTGATACTTCGATCTGACATTCCCATTGAAGGGTTCCAAAAGGTGATACAGGCTTAGCTGGATCTACCTTCAAGTAGTTCAAAGTAACGTTGCGTAAGATAGATGTGCCTAAGTTTGTGTTGCTCATGTGTGTATATCCTTTTAGATTATAGTGATAGTGATGCTTGTGATTCAAAGTCGCCTTTATACAGAGGCGTGTCTGTTAGTACGTCAGCTTGGTTCTCAATCTCCTCAACGATCATGTAAGTCGATGCACGACCCTTCTGATTGTTGTAGTCTGCTGGAATTGCAACTACGTCCTTTGGGTTAATACGTACAGCCATTAGATGACCCCCTTGAGGTACAAAGTTACTGGCATACTCATAGCCAGCGAAGTGTAATCCAGTGGAGCACGTACGGTTCTTATCTTCATCCACTAAGTTACGTGGCATAGTAGGCTGTGCACCTACACTGTTATCCATAGTATCTGTGAAGCAATCACGGAACTTTGAGTTGACTGCCTTGTATGCAACAAAGTAGCCATCATCAGTGATAGGTAACTTAGATAGCTCAAGGAACCCGAAGAGCTCTTGTACCGCACGATAGGATGGGTTATCCAACAGGTTACGGAAGAACTTCTCAAGTGGCTTGACAGAGCAGTACTCAGCCATAAGGCCAAATACACGTACAGCCATGTTATCTGGAATACGATAGTCATCGAGATACAGAGAGTCACCTACGAGTTCAAAGGAAGTGTCTCTGATAGCTCGTTTGGCAGCTCTGCGGTTGTCAATGAGGTCTAATGCCTCATCATAACAGCCCTCTAAGACTAGCTCTCTGATCTCATCAAACATTGGGTGAGAGTCCGTCACAGTCAATGGACGTAAGTTGTCAAAGAGAGTTACTGAGTGGTCTGTGATTATATTCATTTGAAATTACCTATGATTAAGTTTAGTGTTTGTTGAAAGCCCGGACTAGAGGTGTTCCAACGATTATAATTATGACTGCTTGCAAGCGCTTCAGCATAGTTCTCCTTTGCATGTACTGCTAGCTTCATTAAGTTTACAGGGGCAGTGGCCTTAGATTCCATGTTAAGGATACCAAGGTCATCCTTAAGGATCTCATGGTACTGCCTGAGATATGTCACATCGTATGACTCCTGAGCTTCACGACATCCAGCGATAAGTTTCATCACTTTAGCCGTTGACTTAGTTCCTTCGGACCTCTCTTCTAATGCCTTTTCAAAGAATACACTGTTATTCACAGCAAGTGATAGTTGATTCAGCTTAGCTTGCGCATCAGAGAAGTCTTTAACCCTCTTAGTCATTAGCTTAAGCACCTCAGCATCAAGAGTAGTTATGTTAATCCACTCACTTGAGTTAGCTACAGCTGCTTGTGCATGTGACCTTAAAGCATAGACCTTCTTATTCATATCAGAACGGATGAAGTAGAGTAAAGATGGACTTGTATCTACTGCCCAGTTAGACATAGGTACATAGTAGCCCTCCTCAGGTATCTCAGTCAGTGTTGTCTTATCGACCTTACCATGCATATCAATACGAAAGATCTGTTCAGTTTTATAATAAGACTTAGACTTAGGTCTTTTAACGATAACAGGCATAGACATCAATGTTGACAACCTTACTGGCTTGAAACCTAAGTCGGTCAGCTTCAGTTCAACAAGTGTTGCTGCTGCTGCAAATAACTTAGACTTCTGTTCAGAAGGGAAGATAACAGGTGATGACGCTTTAAGTAAACCCTTATGCTCAAGGATAGTCTTGTTTGCTCTTGGTGACAGATCATTAAGGTAAACAACACCTACATCCTCTGCACCACGGTAGCCTCTCAGGATCCTCAGGATTGTACCGACACTTACACCATTGTATTGGGTTCTGAGTGTCTTGTAGTGCCTGCTGTGCTCCTTACAGGTCATATCCTTCAGGTCTTGGTCAATAAGATCTGAAAGGTCTCGACCTAACATCTCTGTACCTTGGAACTTAAAGTGAGTAATAGCGAACTCCTTAGAGCTTATCCATTCCTCAACACGACTCATAAGTAACCCACGTAACTCCACCTGATTCTTTGCAGTCTCAATCTGATAAGAATAGTCTATCACATAGTCCTCACTGATCTCGACAAGCTTATCTTCAAGGAACTTAATGGTCTTAGGTGTGAACTCCAATGACTCCCGTGATGGTGGGATGTCAACTTGGCCTAACTCGGCTACTAAGACTAACTCAATACGTCTGAGAGAGTGCTGTAGTTCCTCTGGAAGACCACGAACACTTGCAGTGTAAGGTATGCCACCCATTACAACTGTTATGTCTGAGCCATAGTGACCTGACTTAACGTTATAACCTGTGGATAACTCCGGGATATCAGGCCATTGGAAGTCAGGGTCATTAACTATGATTGGTTTAACAGTGAAGTAAGCTAGTTGTTGGCCACACTGACGTTGAAACCCACTAACACTACCTAGTGAACCAATATCCACGGAGATCTCAAGTCCATCAGATTCCATTGTAGGCTCTGAACCCATAAGAGATACTGTTGGCATACCTGTGTCTTTAAACGCAGTGTACACGTACATAGTGCCCTTCCAGTAGTTCCTAATGGTGTACTGGTCAGTGATAGCGAATGGAGTCTTAGATCCAAGGCCATAAGCACCAATAGAGGTGTCCTCATGGTCTTTAGTGGAGTGTCCAAGGTTAGTGTAGATGTCATAGAAGTCATCAGGATCTATGCCAGTACCAAAGTCTCTGATCTTGAACTCAGAGCTTATCCATGTTGGTAAGGTCAGTTCAAAGGGTACTTCAGGACGTCCTGCAGATACATGAGCATCTCTTGCGTTAGCTGATAGTTCACGGATTACTGCTCCTTCTTTATTCTGGTATAGTTTATCGGTCAGAATGGAGAACATCTTAGCGTTCATCTGCATCTGAAAGGATTGAGTGTGTTGTACGCCCATTACTTGTGCTGCGTTACCATAAGTTGCAAGTTGCATTATGTTTATTCCTATTGGTTTGGATTCTTAGAGGGGCTATAGGTGCTTAAAAGAATTAAGTCTATAGCCCTTTGGTTTGGTTATAACAAGCCTTTACCACTCATACTAATACGAGTTCGGTCTGCTGCCAGATACTCAAGATCCCCGGACTTCCCGAGGTTGAACACCATCACCTGTGTTTTCCCGATACTTGGAATATGTACACTGGCTTTGACTGATGTTGCTGTTACTTTGAGTACCTCAGATACCTTGAAGTTAAGCTTCATCATCACACCTACTTGAGTCTTGTATTTAGCAGTGAAGAACCTGCCTCGTGAACCCATTAATTGAGCTTTCAATATGTCTGTTCTTTTCATGATAATAATTCCTGTTGGTTATGCCACTGAGAGCTCCATATGAGCCCCCTGAGAGGTTTACGCTTTGTTGGTCTGATACTGGTATAGGTGGAGGCCCTTACGGGCCTTAGACGAGCATATTACTTTAGTACCATATAAGCTACTAAGAGTGTGATAGCTATACCAAAGAACATGTAACCATCGAGTTCATTCTCCTGTAACTCAGGAGGAGAACTTGCAAAGGTTATGTAGTTAGATGGCATGTTGTTCTTATCACATATGATGATGGTATTCTTGGTACCACATGCTTCTGATTTAAGGTGTTCGATAGCAGCATCATAACGCTTCGTGTTGGAGTCCCCAAGGTGTATGGTGTGACACATACGACCATCACTGATTAAGTGTAGTGTTTTCATCTTGATGTTCCTTTTGGCTTGAGTGGTATTTGATGGTAACTGTGCTACTACCCAGAGGAAACCCTTGGGATATGCTGTACACGTTACCATATGCTTGGAGAAGCCTCACATGACCTGAGTTACAGGCTTGATGGAATAGCTTCGGGTGGTTTAGTTTCACATAGGCATTATCTATCATTACGATGTGCCCATGCTATATCCAACTCATGAGAGTCTTCAATCCAAGCAAATGAACCCATCTCGAGTACATACCAGATTGGATGTAATCCTTCACCATTACCTACAAGTCTTAAGTAGATGTCATCGGAGTTCTCGAAGATTACTGTGTTTGCTGCATACTGGTTAGTTGAATCAACTTTCATGTTATACCCCTTGGATCATTGTTGAGTAAAAGCCTATGGTTACATACCACCATACTGCTATGTTGACTATTGCCACTATAGCTACGAACACTACAGTGGTTATGAATGCTTTAGTAGTCATAAGAGTCCTCTTGATCCAGTGTATCACCGAATACTAAGGACATCAGGTCATCCATCTGCTTATCGTTAACTTCACGATTAGATACAGTTGTGCCTGTTGTTGACGATACTATGCTGCGTACTTCATCATTTGAGTACGAGTTGTAGTCAGATGCTGTTGTTCTCACTGTGTAGTCGTTATCTAAGTTCATTTGAGTATTCCTTTTGGATATTAGTCGCAGTGGTAGTCTGCTAAGAGTATTAGTAGTTCACTCATTGACATGTTATCAATGTGATCCTTGAAGTCTACGAATCCACCGCAGTCCCCATGCTTGTCAACTTGACTGTCAAAGATCTCCTTACGTTGTTGCAAGATATCGTACATACAGTCCATGAAATGGTCTAGTTTCTCTTCACTTTGCATCATGTGTGTATTCCTTTTGGATTAGTTGTTGAGCAGTGCTCAAAAAAGGGCAGGAGACTCCGTTAGGAGCCTCCGTGTGGTACGATGTTAGAAAGAGTCTAGAACATCAGACTCGTCCATAACTTCATCAAACACATCCAAGATGCTGAAAGGCTTGACGAACTTCATAACCTTAACAGCAGCAAGGTTATAGTAGGTGCCCTTTGCAGTCTTAACGACACGAAAGGCTAGCTCTACCTGTGAACCCGCACCTAACTCCGAAGTGATAGCACGTTTAGAACGGTCTACCATAGGGATGTTTGGGATGGTGTCTCCATTAGGGTATGAAGCGTTACTGTTGATCCAACCGGAACCATCAGTGTTCGCTTTGATACCAACTTCCTGCAAGCTTTCGCCTGATGCAAGAATGCTGTACTGGTCACCGAAGTCACGAGTCACTGGTGTTACCATACGTGTGTTAACGATGGTAACGTTACGAACTACTTTAAAGTCTGACATACATAAATCCTTTCCACTTGGTGGAGATAGTTAGCCCGTGGGCTGTTAGCAGTACTGTTTATACAATACCACCTTGGGAGCGAAGCGACTTCATCATTCAATACATAAGAGTCGTAAGCAGTACTGACCTGAAGTACCAGAGTGGGAGCTAGCGACCACATGTATTCAATGAGTAAGAGTAGTAAGTTGACGTTGGCTATTTCCCTGAGGACTACATTAGTACATAACATACCCTGAGGACTACATATGAACTACATTGGTATTACCTGTTGTATTGGTGAGAGACAGTATGTCTCCTAGTCCCCGAGGAGTACTTTGGGGAGTCTTGGAGGAGTATCAGAGGAGTACTTGAGGTTATCCCCCGGTACCCCTTGGGACTACATCAGTCACACTGACCCATGTGTAGTTCTAGGTGTTATCCACAGGTAACCCATAGTTATCCACAGGTATACCTCAGTACCTATGAGTAGTGGAGTCCTTAGGGATACTTAGGGATGGGTAGGGCCCTTGGGACTACTGGTGAGAGTCCTGAGGGAGAAGAGGGGGGTCCCTAAGAATATTAAGGTACCTGTATATCAAGGGACTTACTTGTCTATCCCCTAGATACCCTTTTAAAACCCTAGGAATCTTTTAAGTACCTTATAGGAACACTATACACCTATACACATGGGGTATCTATCAGGCTACAGAGGGTTATCTCTCAGTAATCTTTTAAGTACCTTATAGGAACACTATAGATCAGAGATCTACTCATATACAAAGGAGTCTATCAGTACCTAGTGAAGTAGTTAGGGAGTACCCAATACCTTAGGAGGATCCTAGACACGGTAAGGTACTACCTTAAGAGATACGAGGGGGTCTCTGAGTAACTACATCACTATACCTATATCCTATAACTAGGGATATACTGGTCAGATAGACCCCCTCAAGGGTACTAAGGGTTCTTAAGGAGTCCCTTACAACATCTACTTCAACTACTACTCTCTTATATACTAGGGGAGTCCTTAGGGATACTATAGGTCCCTTAGTAGTACTATGAGGTAACTACTTCTTTATTTATTTTGTATTGCCCCAAACCCCGTAGGGGGTTACCCGAACGTAGTCTTGGAGGACTCCCATTGGAAACCAATAAATTATCTAATACCAGTTCGTCTCTGACGAATAGACAGAAGTTAGCCTTAGCAGTAGAGTCACGTAAGCGTAAAGACCTCACAAGATACGAGGGGTCCTTCCAAGACTTCGCTAAAGAGCAGATCAGAATATTACCAAAAGATGCATCCAAAGGTTTCATACCTTTAGAGTTCAACAAGGCCCAACAGATCGTTGATGACGCCATTGAGAAGCAACTTAAGGAAACCGGAAAGGTACGTGCCATTATACTAAAGGCCAGACAGATGGGTCTCTCGACCTACGCATGTGGCAGGGTATACTGGAAGTCCTACTTAACACCATACAACAAATCCGTAGTAATGGCTCATGACTCTGCCACTTCAGATGCCCTGTTTGCGATGTCTCGTAACATCATTCAGAATATGAAGCCAGAGTTCAAACCAGTACTGAAGAAGTCTAACTCTAAAGAGATAGGATTTGAACACAATGACTCAGGATACCGGCTCTACACCGCAGGATCCCCCGAGGCAGGCAGGGGGACCACCCCGACTATTGCTCATCTATCTGAAGTTGCTTTCTGGACTCATGACGCAAAGATTCTCGCAGGCTTATTCCAAGGTATATCCCAAGCTGCCGGAACAGAAGTAATCCTTGAGTCAACAGCCAACGGTGTTGGTAACGAGTTCCACAGACTCTGGAAAGGAGCTGTAGCAGGTGAGAACGAATACATCCCTATCTTTGTACCTTGGTTTCTTATGCCAGAGTACCGTAGGTTTGTATTAGAACCTGAGACCTTTGCTGACACTGTCACAGAGGAAGAAGAAGGTTTACAGAAAGCTCATGGTTTAGACTTAGAACAGCTGTATTGGAGGCGTCTTAAGATAGCCGAAGGGGGTATGGATAAGTTCCGTCAGGAATACCCATCAACAGCTAATGAAGCATTCATAGTCTCTGGTTCTAACGTATTTGATACAGGTAAGTTAGATGACATGGTTTCATTACCATGCATGAAGAGACAGCACTTTAGTTTAGAATCATGTATGTTTGAAGATCATAGGGAGGGCTTCCTAGAGATCTACAAGTACCCTAAGTACGACAGTAACTTCATCATCGGAGCTGACTGTGCCTTGGGCGTTGGACAAGACTACTCAGCAGCAGTAGTTATGAATGCAGAAAGAGAAGTATGTGCAGTGTACCGTAACAACAAGTTAGACCCTACTCAGTATGGTGATCTCTTGTTCTACTTAGGTCGCTACTACAACAACTCCCTTCTTGCAGTGGAATCTAATTCCTTAGGTATAGCAACACTAAACCGATTAAAACAAATGGATTACGTGAACTTATACCATCAAACAAAAGTAGCTAATGTGTCCAATGAGGAGGGCACAAGACTAGGTTGGAGGACAACCCAAGCTACTAAGCCCATGATCATTGGGCATCTTAAGAACGCTATAGAGAATGATGATATCTCCCTTGCGTCCCCCGTTATCATACAAGAGTGTATGAACTACGTGGCTGATGCCAGTGGTAAAACCAATGCTATCTCTGGCTGTCATGATGACACCGTAATAGCAACAGCTATAGCCCTTGAGGTTCTCCGTACTCACGGGGATCGTCTATCAACTACGCGTGTGTCCTTCAGGAACCAAGCGTATACTCCTGATAACACTCAATGGCTATGATGTCTCCCATTAACTCCGGGAATTAAGTCCTACAGTTGTAGGCCACAGGTTTGATCACCTGTGCTTGTCCGTGAGGGTCCCTCTCTTTTCCGAGGGGCCTTCGCCACTTTAAGAGTTGGCTCGTTCATTGACCGAACTAAGCCACAAATAGTTTCCCATAGTCCTCCACTATGTAAGATGTTTTCTTTTAGGCGGTTATGCTTCACATCTCGGGAATGAGAAAGATAGCAAACTGCCCCTAATTCCAACAGATAGACAGAGCGTGAGGTGTTACTCCTGCGCATACTAAGAGGTATCATAGATGTCAAGTAATAATGAAGATGGATACAAAGTTGCAGTATCCGATGAGGAGTTAACCACACTCCTTGACTACAAGTTGGCACAGTCCAGCTCTAGTTTCCTAGATACCTCAGAGCTATCTGATGAACGTCAGAAGTCAACCTTTGAATACGCAATGATCCCACAAGGCCACTTAAAGCCCCAAGGTGTATCACGTATTGTATCGTCAGATACAGTTGAAGCTATTGAAGGTTACTCAGCAGTACTCTCAGAGTTACTGTTTGACAATAACAAACTAGCTAAGTTTAAAGCATATGACCGTACGCCATTGGCCTACCATCAAGCTACAGCAGCATCAGAGTTAATCAACCACTGCTTGTTCTCAAAGAACCGTGGATGGTCTGTATTAAACACATGGCTTAAGTCAGCCTTGATGTGGAAGCTGTCAGCAGTGACTTGGTCATACGTAGCGGAGGAGAAGATCTCCTTTGAAGAGTACGATACTATTGATAGTACTGCCCTTGATGTACTACTTGCAGATCCAGAGATCACTACAACAGGTGACATATACTTAGATGAACAGTCTGGTAACTACCTTGATGTACGTCTTAAGCGTACTAAAGTAACCAATAAGGTTATCTTCTCACCAGTACCCCCAGAGAGCCTTAGGGTTAACGCTGGAGCCACTGGTGCACATGATGCATCCTTTATGGGCTTTGAAGAAGAGTACACTCGGTCAGAGATCAGAGAACGTTGGGTTGAGACTGCTGGTGGTGTTGACTGGGCAACTGTTGAAGATACAATATCAACAGCATCTAACACAGACGCCTTAGCTCGTAAGAGAGCCATAGGTACTACACTGCTCTTAGGTTCTGGTGATGACAACCAATTAGAAGCAAACCAGACAGCTGTAGTCTTACGCTGCTGGACATACGTTGACCGTGATGGTGATGGTATTGCTGAACTCAAGTACATTGTACGAGTTGGGGACACTATCCTTGAAGAGGACGATGCAGATCATATCCAGATAGCTACCTTCACACCGTTTGAAATCCCCTTCGAGCTTGAAGGTCTTTCTATGTCTGATATGGTACGTCCTTCCACACTGGCGTCTACAGCTATCTTACGTGGCTTTGTTGAGAATACTTACTTAACAAACTATGCACCTAAGATCGCAGATCCCAACGTAGTAGACTTCTCTGCATTGCAGAACATGAAGCCTAAACAGATCATTGCATCCAACGGTAACCCGATGAGTGCAGTTGCATCACTACCTCCTGAGCAGATCTCAACAGGTACAGTACCCTTGCTACAGTTCTTGCAAGGTCATAAAGAACAAGCCACTGGACTGTCTAAGGCAGCTCAGGGACTTAATGATGCCTTATATGTGTCTGGTAATTCAGAAGCTAAGGTGTCACAAGTGCAGTCCGCTGCACAGCTACGCATCCAGTTCATTGCTCGTAGATTCATGGAAACCGGTGGACGGGAACTCCTTGAAGGTATCTACAAGACAATGCGTAAGGAAATGCGTGGTGGGTCTGTAGGTGACTACACAGGTAATCAACGATATCTCGATGTGTCCATAGATGATCTACCCGGAATCGAGTACATGACTGTAGAAGCAGATGTTGGTGATGCCAGTAATCAGACCAAGTTACAGAAGTTACAAATGATAGGCCAACAAATCCTACCAGCCCTTCGGGACGCTGGTGCAGGTGCTGTTGTAGCTCCAACTGCAGCTTCCACTATTGCAGTACAAGCGTTTGATGCCCTAGGCTTAGACCCTCTTGACTATCTTATTGATATCAACACAGAGGACTTTAAGCAGAAGGCAGAAGAAGGTCAGAAGCGTGATCAGGAAGCTCAGGCGAAAGCCTCTAAGCTCGAAGAGTTGACACAGAAGTTAGCAATAGATTTACAGCAAGCTAACATTGACTACACAAACGTACAAGCCCAGAATGCCATTCAAGATAATCTTAAGCAACTTATGGTTGCACTGGATAAGTCTGAACAGGAATGGTCGAAGTTAGCCTTAGATGCTGGTAAAGAACAGCAGCCTATGCCATCCAAAACTAACATTGACACACTGTACGCCAAGGCACAATCACTCGTGGCTAACGTCATGACGACTACTGCTGGTGTAACAGATGCACCAACTGCACCTACGGAGGCTCCTGCTGGAGTCCCTATGGGGTAGATGGACAAGGGGGTGATACTGTATCTGACTGCATGGGGTCTCAGTCTTCACAATAGACCCCAACCTTTTAATTAACAAGAGACTAACACAGATGAAGAAGTACAAAGCTGGCATTGACAAGAAGGTCAAACCACAACTTCAATCAGATGGTTCATACCGTCCGGGACCTTTCTCGGATGCTAAGACTGCTTTAGCTAAGGCTACATTCTCAAAGAAAGACCGAGATGAGTTCTTCACTGAAGCGTATGGCGACATACTATCCGATTTATTTATGAAGTGGCTGAACACGGAGGCACACTGCACTAAGGAGAGAGAATATCTCTACCACGTTGCTATGGGCTTAGGTTCCGTTAAAGAACGATTGATTCAGATAGAGACTTATGGTTTCAACCAAGAGTACATTGATCAATCACATTTAGAAGATGAGGAACAAGATAATGATTCCAACTAACACACTAGAAGAACTCCATAAAGCTGAGTTAGACTTACAGCGATCACAAGTATCCCTGATCCGAGAGATGGGACGAGGTCACGAGAAGAGCCGATTACATGCTGGTACCCTGCAAGCAATGTCATCTGCACTAAGCTTCGTGAAAGATAAGATCGCAGGCCACCCTGACAACATCCTTAATATCCCCAAGGTGATAAATAAGGCTCCCGTTGCAGGACAAGCTAAGAGTAAGACCAAGTAAATGAGGACTATAAGGGATAACAAATTATGAGCAACGAAAACATTCCAGC